ACAACTGTATGGATGGAGTATTTATGAACGCATACGAATTAGCAGATGAATTTGATTGGATGACTGAAGAAAAGATTGTTCAATGGTGCAACGATGTAGTTAATATGTTACGCCAACAAGCAGACCGCATAGCACATTTAGAAATGCTACTTGCAAATAGAAATGAAATTATTGATAAATTAGACTTAACCACACCACAAATAAAAGAGTTAAGTGATGAGGAAATAGTAGATTTGTGGATGGAACTTTTTGATGAATCAATGAAAGACATAAAAGTATTTGCTAGAGCAATACTAAAGAAAGCGAGTGAGAAATGACTACCTTTACCACCGATGACCGTATGAACGCTTATAGCCATTACAAAATATATGACGAACACGGTGAATTAATGCGTACCGTCAAGACTAAGCATGAAGCCGAGCATTTAATTAAAACCTATACCGACTGGACTTATCAGTTTGTACAGGCTGAGAAACAAATACTGGATTTACCTGATGCACCTTTTTAAGTGGACTGGTACATTTTTATGTTTGGTTGGTATTGGGCTAACCAGTCTCAATGTGTACCCCGCAAACATTTGGTTTGGGTTTATCGGTAGTGCAATGTGGGCGTGGGCAGGTTATAAGCAAGACGATTACGCCTTGTTTTTAGTAGAATTTGTAGCTGTTCTTATGTATTTTGTGGGATTGTATTTGTATATTGTCAACAACTTATCTAAATGGGGGATTTAGTGTGGAGTTTGAGAAATTTTGGGAAAACTGGCCTAAAAAGGTGGCTAAGAAAAAAGCTGAATCTGCTTGGTCTAAACTCACCTTGCTTGAAAAGCGAGAAGCGTTGGAAGCCTTGCCAAAACACATCAAATACTGGGAAATAAAAAAGACGCATATTGATTTCGTACCATATCCTGCGTCTTGGATTAACGCTGCACGGTGGGAAGATGAGCTTGATATGACCCCCGCCAAAGAAAAGGTTGACAGGTCGTGGATGTTTAGCCAGCAAGGTATTGAAAACAAGGCTAGAGAATTAGGAATACTCGGTAACGGCTACGATACCTACGAAACATTAAAAAAGAAATGTATGTTAAAGATGGGTATGGAGATTGACTGACGAAGAATTTAAATACCAAAGCGGAGTGAGATTGCTCTGCAAGTGGCGGTCAGAATGGGGGTTGGCGAAGTTTAGAGAATACCTATCAAAATATAAACTTGATAGTAATTTACTAAATGGTTTTGCCGACCAATGGAAACTAGGTAACAAAGGTAACTGGGGGGAGTGGAAATGAAAGAGTATGACCCACACGAAGCTATAGACTTTATATTTAAAACCGCACCGCTAAAGCGTCAGGTGAATTGGCCCAGCTTGAGAATTTTAGGCACAGTCTTAAAGCTATTAAGATGTCGCAGACTGAGGAACAATCGTTAGGCGCACAGGAACGGGAAGCCTACCGTAGCCCTGAATACCAAGACTTATGCAAAGCGATTGGAATAGCGGTAGAACAAAAAGAAGCCCTACGCTGGCAATTAGAAGCTGCCAAGATGCGGGTAGATATTTGGCGAACAGAGCAAGCGTCTAATCGCAACATAGATAAAATGGTAAAATAAACAAAACCCCAAAGGTTCTGACAAACCAATGGGGCTTCTAACCACCACAATATAAGAGGTATTGCTATGGCTGACCAAATTTTACCCCAAGATTTACACAAATTTTTTGAATACAAAGACGGCATTTTGTATTGGAAAGTTGATAGAGTTGCGAACAAATTAAAAGGCAAGCCCGCAGGCTGCATAGACGGCAAAGGCTATTTGCAAACTAAAGTTAATGATGTTTTGTACAAAAACCACAGAATTATTTATGCCATGTTTCACAATGTTTGGCCTAAATTAATTGACCATATTGACGGTAACCCGTTAAACAACGACATCAAAAATTTGCGTGAAGCGACAATTTCTCAAAACACAATGAATTCAAAAATGTATTCACACAATACAACAGGTGTTAAAGGTGTTGAATGGAACAAGAGATTACAAAGGTGGACTGTAAGAATACAAGTAAACGGCAAAAGAAAATATTTTGGCTGTTACAAAGATATTGATTACGCCACTTTTGTGGCTGAAGCTATGCGTTATAAATATCATGGTCAATTTGCTAACAATGGAAAATAAAATGAGAGATTTTGCCGAAGTAATGCTAGAACTAAGCCGTGCCGTCAAAAAGGTACATAACGCCAAATTAAAGCAAGACCACACTCAAGCCTACCTGATTGGCTGCGATGTGACTGACTTGGCCCAAGAACTTGAGGATGTATTGCAAAACGATGCAAACATTCAATAAGATAATGCGTAACGCCTTTGCATCGCACATTGACTACGGTGCGTTTAAAGGCTTGATACCTAGCAATCCAGCCTTTTGCCCCAGCAATATAGACGGTATTGCCGAGCGTAACGGCAAGTTTTTGGTGATGGAATGGAAACGCCCCAACGAAAAGGTCAGCGAAGGGCAACGCAGATTACTGCAAACCTTTGCTAAAACGCATAACTTTACGGTGGTCATTGTGCAAGGTAATACGGATGACGAACTGGTTATTCAAGACTTTTGGCAAGTGCAACCGTATGGCTCATGTGTAAAATTAGGGCAAGGAGTAGAGGAATTTAAGTCCTTTTATGTAATGTGGTATGAATACGCAAACCAAAAATCACTATGACAAAGTTGCTAGACTCGGATGTATCTTATGCCGACAATTTGGATTTAAAGACACCCCAGCAGAAATCCACCACATTAGACGCTTTGGTGGGCTGCGAGAAAACGCAGAAGTCATACCGTTATGCCCCGAACATCATCGAGGGAATACAGGTGTTCACGGACTTGGGGCTAAAGGATTTGAGCGTAGATACAATCTTACTCAAGAAGATTTGCTTACCTACACGACACGGTTGCTCGCTATAGATGAATGATTGGGCTTTATTTTTCGGAATGATTGTGGTGCTATCGCCATTTATAGCGTTTTGGATATGGCTACAGCTTTAATCAAAGCTCAAGCGGGTCAAACCCCAACTCTGTAGCTACTGCCTTAGCCCTGTTTCTAAAAGTTTTATCGTGCTTAGTCCACGCATGGGTTACGGTATTCCAACGAGAACAATGAATCATCTCATGGGCCATAGTCCTAATGACGGTATCTAAATGCCCACACCGAGCCGTAGAAATGGTAATGACATGGGCGTGTTTTTCGCCATCGTCATATAGGTATGTACCCATAACATCGGGGTCACAATCTACAACAAACTTGATTTCTTCAGGTAAAGGCAATTCCCAAGACGAGAACGGTTCTGTGCAATACAGCATTGCATAGATGTTTTCTAGTATCTTGGGTGTTAGCTTCATACTGCAAGAATCTCGCCCCTAAACATTACTTCATCTTCACCGTAAGCCATAATCATCTCAGGCATTAATAGTTGACCACGCTCCCATGAAGCCATGATAAAGCCTGAACGCCAGTCTTTAGCGTTATCCTCAGTATAGGAGAAAGATTCGTCATTAGGGTCAGCTAATGTGCCTGTTTGCACCCCCCAAAAGGTTTTTTGGTCAAAGGTAGATATTGGGCTACAAGTCAATACATGGGTATGCCCCGTAAAGATATTGCAGAAACTTGCTTGCACATTCTGATAGCCAGCGTAACGACCGCCTTTATGCCTGTGTTTAATTACAGTATCGTCATTGACCCAAAACGACCAACAGGTTTCCCAGTTTGGAAAGTGGTACTTTAGGCTAAAGCCATCCACCCCCGAAAACTCAGGGGCACGAGCTACAAGGGCAGCTTCATACCGCATATCGTGGTTACCCAAAGTCCAAATCAGACGGCAACCTGCGGGGCGTACCTTTTCTATAGCATCTAGATGGGTCTTGCAGTAATTAAGCTCATCCAATACGCTAGGCTGGCGGTCATAGTTAATTTTGGGGAATCGGCTTAAAACCGCCCCGTCAAACGCATCACCGTTACAAATAATGGCTTTGGGCTTGAAATGCTCAATAAATTTAAGTAATGCCTTAAATGCGGTGGTAGTGGTGTCGGTAAAGTGGGCATCGGAAAAGATGATTACACGCCCTTTTTCCATTTCCATACCACGCCTAACACTATGTTGCGTTGCTTCTAAACGCTCTTTTAGCTTTTCTTCACGCTCTTTGCGTTGTGCTTCATGCTTTTCTTTTACTTGCAAAATACAGTCGTTTTTAAATTTAAGGTCGGTTTCTAGCTTGATATTGTGTTTAAGCTCTATTGACCTTCTGCGTTGCATCACATTGCGAATATTTACTCCTGATGCTTTTGATACCAATGTAGGGCTAGGGTTTTCTTTCCATAGCTCTATAAATTCTTCATCGCTTAAGTAATACCCATATTGATTTTTGCCCATACCAAAGCCTAATCGTGATAAAGTTAGCTAATCTTAACCTAATATTGTTAATAATCAATGCCATACGCTCGTAAGGTGGATGTAAATCAAGCAGAAATAGTGAAAACCCTTAGAGAAGCGGGTGCAGATGTTTACATTTTATCGATGGTCGGCAGAGGAATACCTGACTTGATGGTGTGCTTTAACGGTGAAACAATCTTGATGGAAATTAAGCGTGACGCTAAAGCTAAGTTCACCGCAGACCAACTCAAATTTATAGCGAATTGGAAGGGTGGCCCACTTAGTCGGGTCGATAGCCCTGAAGCCGCACTTAGAGCAATAGGATTACTCCGTGTTAGTTCAGAATCTTAAGGTCACCGAATATACCCAAGACTATTATGACGAGCATAAAGATGCTGGTTTAGACTATCTTGGGCATGGCTACTGGCAAGAAGAATACGCCAAAATGGTTGTAGAAGCCTGTAAAACGCCCCGTGACGGCTTTGTGGTTGATGCTGGATGTGCGTGTGGTTCAATCCTGAAAGGCTTTCATAAGCTCAATATGCGTGTTTTAGGGGTAGATTTAAATGAAGCCATGATTGGGTTGGGTCGTACACATTTTGAGTATTACGCTAATGAATTGGTTTGTGGCTCAATCGCTGATACACCAGCCCTGACAGAAAGCGTTGACTTGGTGCATACCGCACAGGTGTTAGAGCATATTCCTGAAGAACAGATGGATGCAATTCTTCAAGAATTTTCAAGAATTATCAAGAAATCAGGGCGTTTGTTTATTTGCTTAGATGCCGTAAAAGACGGGGAAACCAAAGAAATGTATATGGGTGACCCGACCCATTATTCTATTTTTCCAACCGATTATTGGACTAAATTGTTTCATAGGCACGGCTTTGCTTTTGACCGTGAGGCTTATGACAGATTTGTAAGGGCTAAATACAAGCCAACAGAAGGAAAAGACGAGAATTTTTTTAACGCATACCCTTATTGGAGTGTATGGATTTTGCAAAAAACCTAATATAATTGGGTATGTAAAGGAGATTCTATGGAAAATTGTTCACTTTTTGTAGCCACATTGCTGCACTCTGCTACGAATACCCATTTTTTCCACTGGAGTACAGACAGTTTCTCCAAGCACACCGCCTTGGGCGAATACTACGATGAGATTGTAGATTTGACCGACCAGTTGGCTGAATCCTATATGGGCAAGTACGGCAAATTGACGGCATTTCCAAGCGTATATCACCAGCCTAAAGACCCGCTCAAATACATGGAATCGCTACAAAACTTTGTGGCAGATGCCCGCCAAGATTTACCGCAAGATTCTGAACTACAGAACATCATTGACGAAATTGCCGACCTAATTAACACCACGGCATATAAACTTAAGTTCTTGAAATAAAAGGAAATTATTATGCCGCTAATTAAGTCTGGGAGCAAAGAGGCTGTAGGTAAGAATATTAAAAAAGAGATGGAAGCTGGCAAACCCAAGAAACAAGCCGTAGCGATTGCTCTTGCTACTGAGCGTAAATACGCTAAGGGCAGCCGTAAGAATAAGCTAGAAGAAGCGTACGGTAAGTACATTGAAAGCAAAGCATGAAGAACGGTTTATACGCCAATATCCACGCCAAGCGTGAACGGATTAAAAAAGGTTCAGGCGAGCGGATGAAAAAAGCTGGCGAAGAAGGCCGCCCAACAGCCAAAGACTTTAAAGAATCTGCTAAGACTGCTAAGAAGCCTCGCAGACAAATGATTGCTGACGCTATGAAGGATATGTAATATGTTTAAAAAAGAAAAGATTAAACCTGAGAACTCTTTGTTGCAACCGCACAAACAGACTACGCTAGAAAAGAACGAAGATAAGCGTATGAAGCGTAAAGCAGCATTGATGAAGCACTTTAACCAATTTGTTAAACAAATGGCATAAATGGCTAGTTTGGCTCAAACCTTACGCCAAGTCGGATATGTAACACCACAGGGTCAGGTTACAGGCCCAAACGCACCCCTAGCCCAACAGCTAAAAAACTATGTAACTAATGTAATTCCAACAGCCGCCCAAAACCTAGCACAACAACGAGCAGATATAGACGCTGCCTTAACAATGGGGCAAAACGGCATACAAGTAGGCGATAGAGAAGCCTTTGAACGCCAAATAGCTCAAGTACCTAACTTAATGGGATTGACCGCCTATCATGGCACAAATACAAAGTTTGATAAATTTAAAGATGCTTTAGCCAACACAAAAGACGAAGGATGGTTAGGAAAAGGACACTATTTTTCTACAGACCCAAATGTAGCTAGGGCAAACAAATATGTTGCTAATGTAGAGCTTGAAGTCAACAAACCCTATGAAATAGTTATGCCAAATTTTTCTACTGACAAAAGAGAATTAATTAGAACAGCTTTAAATTTAGAAAAAAATGCGACAGCCAAAGATGTTACTAACAAACTCCAAGAATTAGGGCATGACAGCGTAGTTTTAGATTATTCCCCTACAGGGTATAAAAACAAAGAAATATTGGTTTTTGGTGGCAAACAAGCGAATATTAAAAATTGGGCAGATGTGCCAAAAACAAGTTTTAATAAAACATTGCTTGAAAATGAAATTAAAGCGTTGCAAAACTCTGCCGACTAACAATTAACTTAGAAATACGAACTTTACAAGCCTGAATTGATTTACACATAATTTCTTGGTTAAATTTGCTATCAATAATTGCATAAACATTTAACTCTGGTTTAAATACAATTTGAAAGTTTTTGTAGCTCATTGTTTCCCCCTGTTGATGTATGTAGTTTATAGCCATAAGTAAGTAAAAGTATAGGTAATTACCCTAATCTGTTACTTTTTTACAAATGCTGTAGAATAACCCTAACTTAATCAATCACTTGGGTAAGTATGGATGATAAAAAATCAAAATCTATCAAAGGCGGTAGGCGTGAAGGGGCTGGAAGGCCAGCAGGAGCGTCTAATAAGGTCACCATTGAAGTGAAACAAGCTATTGCAGCCTTTACCTCAGCTAACGCTGATAAGCTCGATACATGGCTAAATCAGGTGGATGACCCCGCCAAACGGTTAGACCTTTATTTCAAAGCCCTTGAATACACAATGCCTAAACTAGCCCGCACAGAAGTGGCTGGTGACCAAAAACAACCTATTAAACACACGGTTACATGGAAAATGCCATCTGCTCTGATGAGCTAAACCATGAAATAGATTATTGGCCTAGAAAAGTATTTTGGGATTTCCACCTAAGACAGCAACGGTGGGCTGTAATTGTTGCCCATAGACGCTGTGGCAAGACCGTAGCTTGTATTAATGACTTATTGCTACGAGCCATTAACGAGGGTAAGGAAAACGCTAGGTACGCTTACATAGCCCCATACTACGCACAGGCTAAGTCTATTGCTTGGGATTACTTAATGCGGTATTCCGAGCCAGTACGGGTCAATCACAACATCTCAGAGCTATGGGTAGAGCTAATGAATGGCTCACGAATAAGGCTATTTGGTGGTGATTCGCCTGACAGCTTGCGTGGAAACTACCTCGATGGGGTAATTATTGACGAAATGGCTGACACAAAGCCTAGCCTATGGGGTGAGGTCATACGCCCATTATTGGCTGACAGACGGGGGTGGGCTGTGTTTATCGGTACGCCAAAGGGGCACAACACCTTTTACGACATCTTTCAGTACGCCAGCATTAACCCAAATGAGTGGTACAGCAAGGTCTTACGAGCCAGTCAAACCAACATCATTGCCCAAGAAGAATTAGACGATGCCTTAAAGCTAATGACGGTTGACCAGTATCAGCAAGAGTTTGAGTGTAGCTTTGAAGCTGCCATACTCGGTGCTATATATGGCGTTGAGATGCGTTTACTTACAGATGCCGACAGAATTACCAAAGTTGAGTGCGACCCTATGTTTCCTGTGCATACAGCATGGGATTTGGGCTTTAACGATGCAACGGCAATTTGGTGGTTTCAGGTGGTGCATGGCGAGATTCGGGTATTGGATTACCACGAAGCACATGGTCAACCGATTGTGTATTACGCTAATCAGATTAAAGAACGACCCTATGAGTATGGTACACATTGGTTACCGCATGACGCTAGAGCAAAAACATTAGCAAGCGGTGGTAAGTCAATAATTGAACAATTAATCGACAAATTACCCCAAAAAAGCGGAAATTTGTTTAAAATTGTACCTAATCTGTCATTACAAGACGGTATTCAAGCTACAAGGATGGCATTGGCTAGGACTTGGTTTGATGCGATGAAATGTAGTGAAGGCATAGAATGTTTGCGTCAATATCAACGGGAATACGATGAAGATAAAAAGGTATTTCGAGATAAGCCTAGACATGATTGGACAAGTCATGGAGCGGATGCTTTTAGGATGCTTTCTATTGCTTGGCGAGATGAAACAGAGATTGAGCGACAAAATGCACCGATTCGTGGCATTACTGTCGGACAGAATGAAACTACGCTAGAAGAAATGTGGCGAAGCACACCAACAATTAAACACCAAAGGTATTAATGAACAACTTTTTTGTCTATGTCGATGTAAAGCCTGATGGAACGCCATTTTATATTGGCAAAGGCTTAATGCACCGTGTTAATGACAAAAGACAAAGAAATCAAGACCATACAAAGGTATGCGAGCAGTTTCCTACATGGGAAAGACGGCTTGCATTTATGGGTAATGAAGCTGATGCTTTTGCAAAAGAGATTGAACTAATTGCTAAATACAGGCCTACATTGGTAAACAAAACCGATGGCGGTCAAGGAATTAGTGGATTGCCAAGAACAGTTGAGTGGAAGTCAAACATAGCTCGTAGCGTGCAAAAGGTATGGCAATCGGACAAAAAAGAAAAGATTGTTAATGCAATCAAGGCAGCACATAACAGACCGCAAACAAAACTAATTATGCAAACCATTGGAAAAGCTAGAGATTTAAGCCGTTTCCATGCAAAATATATGTGTTTGGAATGTGGGCACATATCGCTTAGTCGTTGGGTGAACCAACATCAAAAATTAACCAATCATTCAGGGAAAACAGTTTTATGAATGACACACTAAACAAAACCTATACCGATTGGTACAACACCATCGCCCAATACGACAAGTCATTTCGGGAATGGGAAGCTAGAGTACCTCGTATTATTAAGCGTTATCGTGATGACAGCCGTACCCGTAATAACCCAAATGCTCGCTTTAATATCCTTTGGTCTAATGTTCAGGTTATCAAGCCAGCTATCTTTGCAAGACTTCCACGCCCCGATGTAAGCCGAAGATTCCGTGACAACGACCCGATTGGGCGTGTAGCGTCAATGATGCTTGAGCGAGCGTTGGAATATGAGATTGAGCATTATTCTGACTACAAATCCGCTATGGATAACGCTGTGCTTGACCGCTTATTGGGTGGTCGTGGTACGGCATGGGTTCGTTATGAGCCACACATTGTTGCAGAGCAAAACGACCTAAATTCAGGATTAGCTGGGCAAGATGTCGGTAACGGTGTACAGATTACAGAGGATGCTGATGAATCAGAAACGCAAGACGCTGAACTATTGGAATCGCAAGAACGCATTGAGTATGAGTGCGCCCCTGTGGATTATGTTCATTGGCGTGACTTTGGTCATACTGTTGGTCGTACTTGGGAAGAAGTAACAGCCGTATGGCGTAAAGTCTATATGAGCCGCCAAGCCCTAATTGACCGTTTTGGCGAAGAAGTTGGTGGGCGTATTCCGCTAGATACCAAGCCTGAAAGCGATAAGTGGGCTACCAAGCAAATGACTGCCGAACATTATCAAGCCTGTATCTATGAAATTTGGGATAAAGAGCAAGGAAAAGTCTTTTGGATTAGCAAGTCAATGGGTGAGATTCTTGATGAGAAAGATGACCCGCTACAGTTAGAAGGCTTCTTCCCATGCCCCAAACCTTTGTTTGCCACGCTAACCACAGACAGCTTAGAGCCTGTACCTGATTTTGTACTATACCAAGACCAAGCCAAGCAATTAGATACATTAGCTGACCGCATTGATGGGTTAGTCAACGCCTTGCGTGTGCGTGGTGTGTATGACGCTTCAGAATCTAGCCTTGCTCGTTTGTTTTCTGAAGGCGAGAACAATACCTTAATTCCTGTTAAGAATTGGCAAGCGTTTGCTGAGAAACAGGGCATGAAAGGGGCTATTGACCTTGTTGACCTAACCCCATTCGCCCAAGCCCTACAAATGGCTTATCAAGCAATGGAGCAAGTCAAGGGTCAGATTTACGAGATTATGGGTATTGCCGACATTCAGCGTGGACAGACCGACCCTAATGAAACCCTTGGCGCACAGATTATTAAGTCCAATAACGCTGCGGGTAGGCTCAAGTATATGCAACACGCAGTTGTGGATTTTGCTACTGAGCTACTGAAGATTAAGGCGCAGATTATCTGCAAGCACTTTACTGAGGACACGATTGTCAAGATTAGTGGTGCAATGCAACTTAGCCCACAAGACCAACAGTTAGTGCCACAAGCGTTGATGTTGCTAAAGGATGAACCCGCTAAGAACTTCCGTATCGAAGTCACTAGCGATTCAATGATTTACCAAGACGAGCAACAAGA